GAATTACCTACGAAACATTCAAGATTGCTGATCGCACTTACAAGTTTGCTCAAGATGTCCCAAGTCTTTTACCAGCAATTCTTCTTGAACTGAAGCAGTTCCGTAAGCAAGCCAAAAAGGATATGGCGGCAGCTACTGGTTTTATGAAGGAAGTCTACAATGGTAAGCAGCTCGCCTATAAAATTTCAATGAACTCTGTCTATGGTTTCACTGGGGCTGGTAAGGGTATTCTTCCATGTGTTCCAATTGCTTCTACTACAACCTCAAAGGGTCGCGCAATGATTGAAGAGACAAAGAACTATGTTGAGAAGCACTTTCCTGGTTCAAAGGTAAGGTACGGTGATTCAGTCACACCGGATACACCCCTACTCATTCGTCAAAATGGTGAAGTGAAGACCACAAGAATTGACTCACTTGTTGATGTGTACGAATTGAGAGATGATGGCAAAGAGATTGCCGAAATTGATGCTGAAGTATGGACAGAGTCTGGTTTCACACCAATTCAACAAATTGTGAGACACAAGACTACAAAGAACATCCACCGAGTGTTGACTCATACAGGTGTTGTTGATGTTACTGAGGACCACAGCCTTCTCCTTAAAAACAAGGAAATGATCAAACCTTCTGAGGTTTGTCTTGGAACGGAACTTCTCCACGGAAACTCTGTGGAAGCTTTTGGTGAATCGGACACAAGTGTAACACCCGAAGAAGCCAAAGTTATGGGATTCTTCTTTGGTGATGGATCATGTGGTCACTACGATGGCAAATATACATGGGCACTCAACAATTCAAATATGAAATACCTTGAAGAAATGAAGAGTCTCTGTCCATTTGAAACAAGAGTATATGACACCATTGAAAGTAGTGGAGTGTACAAATTGAATGCTGTAGGTGATGTCAAAAGCATTTCTACAAAGTATCGTAGTCTCTTCTACAACCAACACAAAGAAAAGGTTGTGCCACCATGTATTCTTGGAGCGCCACTTTCCGTCGTAAAGTCCTTTTGGGAAGGATACTACATGGCTGATGGGGACAAAGATGTCCATGGGTACACGCGAATGGATATCAAGGGTAAAGAGGGATCTATGGGTATGTACATCATTGGGAGGCGCTTGGGGTACAATGTATCTGTGAATACTCGTTCAGACAAACCGGATGTTTTCAGACAGACCTGGACAACCTCATCACAGCGCAAGAATCCAATTGCCATCAAAAAGCTTGAACTTGTGGGTGAGACTAATGGCTATGTCTATGACCTCACAACTGGTTCTCACCACTTCCATGTGGGTCCAGGTGAACTTGTTGTCCACAACACAGATTCAGTCATGGTTGAGTTTGATGTTGGGGATCGCAAGGGAGAAGAAGCCATCGCCTACAGTTGGGAAGTGGGTGAGCGAGCTGCTGAAGAATGTAGTGCCCTCTTCAAAAAGCCGAACAACTTGGAACTTGAAAAGGTTTATTGGCCCTATTTCCTCTACAGTAAGAAGCGTTACGCAGCCAAACTTTGGACAAAAGGTAAGGACGATAAGATGCACATGGATTACATTGACGTGAAGGGTCTTCAACTTGTGCGAAGAGACAATACACCACACGTCCGCGAGGTTTGTAAGGAACTCCTTGATGTAGTTCTAACATCAAGTGACCCCGGACCCCCGAAAGAACTTGCCAAGGAAAGAGCCATTGAGCTTTTGTCTGGTGATGTTCCCAACGAAAAACTGGTTTTGAGTCAATCTTTGGCGGACACGTACAAGGTTGCTGGTAAAAATGTGTCTGTGACGAGTTCTGAGAGCGTCAATATCAATCAATCGCATGTTCAAGTTGTTACGAAGATGCGTCAAAGAAAGCCCGGGTCTGAGCCACAATCTGGTGATCGGGTTCCCTATCTTCTCACAAAGACCGAGAATGCCAAAGCCAAAGCGTACGAAAAAGCCGAAGATCCAAAATATGTAGAGGAGCATGGCGTACCTGTTGATTATCACTATTATTTCCTCAATAAGTTCCTCAACCCCGTCTGTGACCTGTTGGATCCACTGTACGAGAATGTGAAGGAAGAAATCTTTGGTGAAATTATCAATCAACACAAACCACCGAAGCCAAAGAGAGAACCAGCTTTGAGTACCATGAAGAAAGATGATCTCATTGCCGAATGTAAGCGTCTTGGTTTAGAAGAAACCGGAACCCTTGCCATTCTGAGGTCTCGCCTTAAGGAGGCTAGAATGAAAAAGGAAGAATCAGTTGAAGACTTATTTAAAAACTACGAGCAAAGTACTAGTAAGAATGAGTCTCTATGAGAAGATTACAAAACTGGTAGATGAAGAATTGGAGCATCGTGTTAATTCTATTCTGAATGACTATGCCGAAATCCTTTCCAAGAAGCATGGCATTTCACTTGATGTTCTTTTGAAAGATCTACCAGAAACATATACTAGTACCACATGTAAAGGTACAAAAGCCAATGGTCAGAGGTGTACATTTAAGGGACTCTATGGAGGATATTGTTCTAGACATGCGGCACAAGGGGCTTTCATAAATCGTAACAAATCTCTTTCAAGTTCAAGTTTACACACACATGGACCCGAAAAGGTGTATGACCCGAATTGTCCGGGGTGTCAATCATCTAACGGACTTAGAGATTTGGGGGTCTAATATGATAATGAGCAAAAACGATATTCTACTAAATTCTATCAACAATTTTTACGACAATGAGAAGAATAGATCTACACTACTAACTATATTGGACAAAACAAGTGGTATCTCTCTCCGAAATTTGGAGTGGTTTATCACAAACTATGCGAAGAAGAATCACACATCATACACGACGGGTGATGGAAAGTTATTCACTGTCCATTGTGCGTACAAGTCAAGTCTCAATGGTTACAGCAAACAATTGTTTGATCCATTTTGTAGATCACAAAAGTTTTCATATGTTGTACCGGGTACATCTCATGAAATTCAAACGACATTGGCTCAATTGAATTTCATCAAATGGTGTATCAAAAATAACATCATTGACTACATTTCGGACAATAGAGATTCTTTGTTTAGTAAGCAACTGACATGAAACCTCTGTCAAACACAAAAGTTTGGTATCCAGTGTAGTACATGTTCAAAGAGAAAGTTTCTGTAGATATATCTATACCAGAATCTGTGTCTAATGTAACTTCTATGTTAGTCTTATCAGATTGTATTTGGCTAAAGTCCAAGTTTCCCGATGGTTCCACATTTATCGGATTCATCGAGAAACTATATGTGTAAATATTCCTAATTGGCCTTGATAACCTTGTGTGATAAGGTACAAGGTACTTGTAGTATTCATGCCCAGTCTTTGACACATTAGGAAGCCTATTTCCATTTATGTAAAAAGTGGCGTCTTTCATTACAGGATAAAGTGTTGTGTTTTCACCTTGGAAATCCAAAGTTGCGGAAAAGTTAAACCTGTTTTCATAGAGGTATTCACCACCAGATCCGGTGCCTTCGGCGTCATCCGCATTTTCAAATGCCGTATTTCTTATGAACCAATGAATACACTTCACAGGAATATTTGGCACTAGATTGTTCCTAATCACGTCTTTGTTAAGATCACTCACAATACTTGGATGTTTTCGTACCAAGTCTGTAATCATTGTCTGTGGTTCACTCGCCAAAAACTTTCTTTCTTCTGGACTCACCGTAATCTCTTCCGTTACAATATTGAATGATTGAAGTGTAACGGTGTCAGTTGTATTTGTAAAAAATGTTTGTTTGTGAAACTCCAATTCAAACTCAATTTTTTGTCTGTAAATTGAACAGACTGGAAAATATGGTCTGTTTGGTTTATTCGTGCCATACTCATCACTCGCAAATTTACGCGAAAAGAAAAAGTGAAGCGGTATAACCAAGTCTGAATCATATTGTGCTACACTAGTACTCGTTGGTGCGTCATCAAAACCAAGGTTTCTATTTACAAGAAATCTATTTGCTACCTTTTCGGAAATTTCTAAATAAAGATCGTCATAAATAATTCCCCAATCATCGTGTATTTTCTCCACCTCTATGTCATCAACATACATTGTAATACTTTTAAGAATGTGACGACCCAACTGATCTGCGTAATTTCCAT